TGGTTACTGATCACTCGTTGGGTTGGGTTTCGGTTTTGTCGGTTTCTTTTGGCGGGGTGGGGGCGGGGGTTTTAACCAAGGGACGGCGCCGGCCGGGGGGGATGTTTTGATCTTCTACCTGGAAGTCATGGCCGAAGGTGGCATAGAAGAGGGTGAGATAGGTCTTGGAATCAATCAATTCACGGTCGAAAAGGTCGGCGAGGATGGGCTCGATACGTGCGGCGGCAAGGGCGAGGTTTGCATTATCCCGTTCAGTAATGTCGGCGGCGGTGATTGACAACCTGGGGGCGGGCTGGACACGCGGGTCAACGGCATGGCGAACCTGGGCGGCGGTGGTAAGGATGGTATGAACGATGTTCTTGAAGATGTTCTGCCGGCGGGTGAAGTGGCGGAAGGTGGGAGTGCCGGCTGCGTCAGCGGTGGTGCGGGTGGAGCTTTCAGGTTCTGCCAGATAGTGAAGGGGAATTCCGCTGCCCGCACTGATCAGTTTCTTGATGGCGAGGATGTCTTGCTGGGCATCGAAGGCGGAGAGAGTTGGGGTAAGGATGCCCCATTCTTCGGATTGATCAGTGACAAGGACGGTGCCGGATTGCGGGGGATGCAAGTTCAGGTCGGCTTCACGTTTTATGCGGGCGTTCTCGTCCTTGAATTCGCCACGGACGATGTAGGCTATTTGGTTGTGGAGATGGGCAAGGATAACGCGGTCATTGACGATAGCATTGAGGCTGGCGAACCACTTGAGCAAAGGGGCGAGATCGCTTTCGCCGAAGGTAGCACCGGCGGGACGGTTGATGGGGAAGTGAAGTACAAAGGATTTAAGTTCCAAGTTCCAAGTTTCATGTTCCATGTTGTAGGCGGGGTAGGGGGGGAGGGTGGGGTCGGAGGGGATATAGAATTGTTCCTGGCGGTAGTCGTTCTGGGCGCACTGGATTTCCTGGACTTGTTCGGAGGGGATGGCTCGAACGTAGCTCATACCAGTGGATGGATCTACACTGAAGAGTAAAAATAAGTCGCCGGTGCGTGTAGTTTCATCAACCCATTCGGGGAGTTGCTCGTCAATGCTGTTGAGCGGGTTTTTCCACCAGCTTTCGAGAAATTTCTTAGTAACTGGAGCTTTGGTTACATCCCAGGTAAAACCATCGCCGATAACGAATTCATTCGTCAAGGCGACAACGCGGCGGGCAACGGGGTTGATGCGCCAAGCGGTGAGCGCTTCATTTAAAACGAATTGACGGTCGTAGGAAAGGCGGTCTTTGAAAACATCATTGACGGTTCTACCGCCGGAATAGAAGGTATTGTCCGTTTCAACCACGGAGAGACGGGCTTTTACTTCTTTTTGGATCTGCTTTTCGAATAGCCTGGCGAGAGGATTCATGCGGTTAGTTCCAAGTTTCATGTTTCATGTTTCAGGTTCCACGTGGTACTTAGAACCTGGTACTTTTCAATACTTGCCTTCGATGGATTTGAGGTAGTCGGGCGGGTTGATAATGGTTGTGGGGGAGGTGATGAACCATTTGAGTTCGTCGAGCTTCGAAGCGAGGGCGTTAGAGATAATGAGGTCATCATGGACGAGCTTACCGTCAGGGGCGCGAGTGCCGTCAGGCACGCCCCAACGAAGGGTTTTCGCTGGGCCTTCGAGAATTTCCATCTGGCAATAGTCGAGCTGGCGGTCGAGTTCGGGCTCGAAGGGGGCGTACTCGCACCATCTTCCGGTTTCGATGATACTGAGGTAATTCCATCCGATCTCGCTTTTGGTTTGGATGGAGAATTTGACAGGAATGACTTTCCCAGGGAATGCCTTATCCAACAGGGCGAAAAGCCCCTCCCCTACCCCGGTGGAGTCAATGACAATATGACGAGCATTCCAAGCCATGGCGAGCTGGCGGATCTGGCCAAAGATGGTGACGGGGGAATCGCCTGTCCAAGTACAACGATAGACGGCCTTATAGATCGGGGCTTGCAGGATGGAGAGTTGAGACAGATCCACTTTTACGATGGTGAGGGCGGTAGCATCGCGGCCTTCGTTCTGGAGGGAGGGAAGGCCGGCGCGCTTGGATTCGTCCTGACCGGCGCAATCGATGAGAAAAGCATAGAGTGATGGGGGATGGGTGGTGGGTGACGATTCTGCGGTGTGGCCGCCGATCATAAGGGCACGGCGGGCTGGGGGGAACATGCCCGCCTGGGCGTCAATCTCTTCACTGAAGTACTGCGTTCTGATCATGGGGTGGTTTCTACCCAGCCTGTTCACCTGGTCGGCAACGAATTTGCCGTAAGTAGGGACTTCGAGGGCGACCTGTTCGGCATCGAGAACGAACGTTCTACGGATGCCATCGGTCTTTTCGGCCTGGCGAGCGGCGCGCAGCTCACGTCCGAGTAGGGTTTGGGAAGTCCAGGCTGTGCCCCAAAAGACTTTGGTGGCGTTGGTGCTGGCTGCCATGGGAGCGATCTCTTTATCGTATTTATCGATGGAGATGTCTTGGGCCTCGTCGACTTCGAGGAGGAGGTCGGCGGTAGCACCGACAATGGAAGAGGTGGGCGAACCGGACATGAAGATAGTGCGGGATTTGCCAAGGCGGTAGATGTAGCCGGATTCTTTTTTCCATTTGTCGTTAAGAAGCAGGTTGTTTTTGAGGTTTTGCTCGAGCCGATCCATAGCGTTTTCGGATTGAGGCTTCCAGGTGGGCGAGATTTTGACGATGTTGAGGGGGCGGTTTCTGTGGATGGCGAGAAGGTAAGTTTCGAGCTGGGCCTGGGTTTCGTTCTTACCGGATTGGCGGGGGAACATAACGACGAAGGTGAGACCGGCGCCGGCGACGATGGAAGAGGTGATGGCTTTGATAACATCGCGTTGGTAGTTGCGGAGGAGGATACCATTGGTCATGCGTGCGAAGATGACGGGGTCGTTGAGGTAGTAATGTAGTGTGGCGATGAGGTCATCCATGTGTTCATGTTCCGGTTCCAAGTGGACAACGAAAGGGGAGCGAATAAACGAATGAATAAGGGATAAACGAAAGGGGAGCGAATAAACGAATGTCAGGAGCCGAGGAAGGATTTGAGGAGGGCAGAGAGGCCGGTGAGAAAGCCGGAGCCGGAGAGGATGGATTGCCAGGTACGGGAGGTGGCAGCGGTGTCGGCGAGGGAGCGGAGGCGGGATTCGTGGTCGCGGAGGTCATCGCGTAGGGTCTTGGTTGTCTCGAGGAGTGCAGAGGTACGATCCTGGTTGAGGGCTGCTTGATGCTCCAGTCTCTGCTCGAGCAAGGTGATACGAGCTGTGAGTTGATCCTGGAAGCGGGCGAGTTGTTCTTTGATGAGCTGGTAGGTGGGGTCTTCGGTCATGTTGTTGCCAGAAGAGGGCGAGAGCCTGGTCAAGTTGACTTGAGGTTATTTGGGATAAGTCCATCATTGATGCACTCCTGAAGGGCGAGTTGGAGTTTGTCGAGGATATCCTCTTCGCCTTTTTTGCCGAAGAGGATCTGTTCGGTGCGGATGGCGGAGCCGAGGCGGATGAGGGTGGCGGCGAGGGTGTTGAGTTGATAGGTGAGTTTTTCGGGGTCGGATTCGTTTTCGGCGATGGATTGGACACGGCGGAAGATGGTGCGAGACATGGCGATCTCTTCGGAGAGTCCGACCTTTTTGAGCATTTCATCATCGATGTGAATGGGGAGGGATTTGGAGAAGGCGCCATGCTTGAGGGCGTTGGTATTGCCGGGTTGGGCGCCGCGGGTTCGTTTCGGTTTCATGTCCATATGTCTACAAGTCTCACAAGTTTCATAAATCTATTAAGTCTTACACGTCTCACAAGTCTGCAGGTCTGGCACGGGAAGGCTGCGGATTAAATGAGTCACGGGAAGGTGCGAGCCTTCCCGTGCTTGATTGATATTTTAGAACAATTGTTCTAAATTGTCAAGGGGGAATTTCGAACGTACTTAAAACAAGAAAGGGACTTTGCATTGCACAAAGTCCCTTTCGCTTGACGGTCCGGCAAGGTTACTTGTTCATGGCGGAGTTGATTCGGGAGAAGACGTTGGTGACGATCGGGCCGAGCAGGTACAAAACAGCGATAACAACGACGGCGACCAAAACAAGGATCAACGCATACTCGACCAGGCCCTGGCCCTTCTCTTTCGGTGCGAACAACATGGAACTCACCTCCTTTCCGTTCGATGTTTTCTCTGAGTAAGAACAATACCATCGCCAATTATTGGCTAGAAACCGGTTGAGGAACCGTGTGAATAGCGCCCAAACGGGCGATTTGCTGGAAAATCTCGGCTAATAAAATGCCATCAGGTTTTTTCGGAAGCATTTTT